GGGCGTTGATGCAGCAGTGGACAGATGACCGCCGTCATCTGGCGTTTCGCACTGAGGTGATGCGGGCGTACAAGGCCGCGAAGGAGCAGATCGAGGACGTTGACCCGGCGAACGACGAACGTCGCGCTCAAGCTGCTTATCTGGATCGATATGTTCGTCAGCAGATGGCTCGCGGTGTGTACCGCGCGGAGAACGCTGTGGTGGATGAGATGTGGGAGGCTCTTGACGCTGACTCGTAGGGCAGCAGCAGAAGTAGCAGCGAATGTGATGAAGAACTAAACGAATACGAAAGTTCATTGTTTAAAAGTCGTCGAGGATCTCGTAGAGGTCATCCCGGCACATCTTGGCCGGAGTACTCTGCCACAACTGGAGACGATGTCGGGCTGTCGAAGACGAGCTTGCGCTTGAGGAGGCGCTTCTTGGGCTTGTCGTCAACGTCGTCGTCGTCCGCAACGACGAAGCCGTCGATTTCGTAGGCTTCCGCGGACGTCGGGTTGTCGTCGATGTCATCGTAAAAACCCTTCTCCTCTTCCTCGTACGAACCGGAAAGAGAGCTCTCGTCACACGTGAGATCAAGAACGCGAGGGCCGGGCTCGCCTTCGTCGTCTGACGCAACCGCGTTCAAGATCGCGTCAATGAAAGGCTGATTGATGGTCTTTTGCCCGGAGCATACACGTCCAGTCTTGACGATGTCAAGCACGTTGACCTTGTTGTGGCGAGCCATGTCGAGCAGCAGGAACACAAACTCGTGGCAGGCGAAGTCCGTCTTCGCCTTCTGGAGCAGGGACTGCCACATGGTGACATCGGCAGCTTCGTAGCCTTCACGGATCATCTTCGTCATGAAGATCGTTTGCGGATTGGAAGTCATTGTTGTTGAATGAGATTCGTGAAATATTGAAAAGAAAAAAGTTTTTATAGAAAAATCATTTGAACGAAAAGTTTTCGTTCAGATTGGGCAGATACGGGAGCAGAAAATTAAAAAGTGAATGTTCGGGCGAAAGCCACTTCATTCACGACTGTCAACGATGAGCGGTCCCTATATGAAGTATTGGTGCTTTACCACGAACAACCCCGTTGAGGAGGATGTTCCCCCGAATGTGTGGGCGGATGTCGAGTATGTTGTCTGGCAACACGAGAAAGGAGAAAATGGCACTGAGCACGTGCAGGGCTACGTCGTGTTCGTCGGCAAGAAGCGCTTGTCGTGGATCAAGGAGAACTGTTGCCCGCGCAGCCATTGGGAGCCTCGCAATGGCACGCATGAGCAGGCGAAAGCGTACTGCATGAAAGAAGACAGCCGCATCGCCGGCCCTGGCCATGGCCCGTGGGAGCATGGCTCAGATGCGTCCGTCCCGACGAAGAAGGGCGAACGCACCGACCTCAAGCGAGTTTTCGAGCTCATGTCGACTGGCAGCAGTGCCAACGACATTATGACCGATCCGGACTTGTTTCCGGTCTGGGCGCGCTACTACCGCGCCTTCGAGAAGTTCGCTATGGCTAAGGAGCCGAAGCGCAACTGGATCACGTTCACGCAGGTCTACTGGGGCGTGAGTGGCTGCGGCAAGAGTCGCCGCGCCCACTACGAGGCGAGCCTCAAGGAGGACGGCACCGTCGGCGAGCCGTACTACGTCCTGCGCAAGCCGCAGGGCGGCGCCGTCTACTGGGACGGCTACAACGGTGAGAAGCACATCATCATCGACGAGTTCTATGGCTGGATCCCGCGCACGCAGATGCAGGTGATCTGCGACCGCTACCCCACGATCGTCGACTACAAGGGCGGAGCCCGCAACTTCCTCGCCAAGAAGATCTGGATCACGTCGAACGAGCCGCCCGAGCAATGGTGGGCGCGTGTCGGCCTCGGCGCCATGACGCGCCGTCTCGAAGGAGAATACGGCAACGTCGTCCACATGACGCAGCCGTGGGCCCCGCCCGGTGAGATCCCGGCGCCACTGCCGATGGTGGTGCCGCCGATCTTCTCCCTGCCGGAGGTGGGCGCGGTCGTCGTGCCGATGCTGCAGCTGATGCAGCGCCATGCACAAGACGAGGCCGAAGAGGCCGCGGCGTACGAGCGCATTCGCATCGCAGAAGAAGAAGAAGGACAGCGTCTGTTCGATCAGTGGATGCAGCGCTTTGATGCGGAGAACTTTTAAGTAAAGTGGCTTTTCATTTCATCACGGGTCCGAGAAACGAACACGCACACGGTAGACGGCCTGGGCGGCGCTGGTGATGATGTCGGACGTCTGCGCGAACATGATGTAGATCGAACCCGACGTGATGTCGCCGATCGTGCCCGCCGAGCCCGCGTTGAACATCGTCTCCAAGTTGAGCTTCTTGTAGACCACGTGGCAGCGCGCCTGCTCGATCAGAGTGCCCACCGGCTCCGTCGTCTCGTCAGAGAGCACCACGAAGCGATCGCGGTTGCTGAGGTTGTTCTGCGAGTTGAACTCGTTGGCCAGGAGCAGATCCGTCGCAGTCGGCGCCTGCGCGTTGGCTTGCTTGTCGTAGAAGATGATGCAGCGAATCGGCGACGAACCAGCAGAGCCGACACTCGCGCGGACAGTCGCGCGCAGGTAGACGCTCTTGAGGATGATCTTGCGGCCGATGCGGTCGGTCGCGCCACTGCCCGGCGCCACGCCGTTGAGCAGCTGCGGAGCAGAGAACGCCAGCGAGCCTGCAGTGAGGTTCACACTCACCGAGGTGTCGATGAACTTGAGCTCGGGCGACTGAGAAGGGTTCGCCCAACCACCAGTGCGCATGGCCTGACGAGACACAGGACCAAGAGTGGCACGGTAACGAGACGAACCCGCGACCGGCGCCGACGGACGGTAGGTCAAGGTGCGGCCACCGACCATGCGTGAAGCCTTGTTGTAGCCGCCCTGGTCGCCATAATTACGCTTGCGTTGCATCGACATTGAATCAAAGTTGAAGAGATAAACTGTTTTTCGCGCAGCGAAAAACTGGGGGGGCAAAAAACCAGATCCATGGTTTTTCAGTATTACCCCCCCAACCTTGGACCTTGGATCACGAAGTGATCCAGGTCCAAGGCGCGAGCGAAGCGAGCGCCACTTTACTTAACCTATAAGGTTAGATATATATATGTATAAATACCATGGTATTTGAGGTCGGAAGGTTTGTGCCAACAAACCGAAAAAGCGAAGGATGAGCTTTAAGCGCCCGTACGTGCCCCACCAGTGGGGTCGTCAACGGAGCGCTGAAGAGGTCGAACTTGACCGACGTCTGGCGCAAGCCGCCGTAGGACCAGTGATCAGTCGGGACGACTGGGCTCGGGCGCAGTACCGAGCAGCGTCACGCGCTGGCATGACCAAAGCCGCCTTTGAGGCTAACTACCGCCACGCGGACATGCTTGTCATGGACGCACATGTCGACCAGATGTTCTGGCAGATGGTTCGACATGAGTTGCGGAGCAACCCCACGTTCAAGATGCAGCTGGAGTTCATTGAGAACTTCTACGAGCTGCCACAGCACGAGTTTCTGCTGCGCATCAAGACTCGCTACTGGGCGTTGATGCAGCAGTGGACAGATGACCGCCGTCATCTGGCGTTTCGCACTGAGGTGATGCGGGCGTACAAGGCCGCGAAGGAGCAGATCGAGGACGTTGACCCGGCGAACGACGAACG